AACTTAGCTCCTATGATCCGTGATCCGGCAGCCAGTCTTTGTGTACCAGCTGTATTGGTTGCTGTAGGCGTCCAAGTACTTAATGACTCTTGAGACGAGAATCTTATAAACATATCGTCTTGTGTATCGGTATTACCAATTGTCGTTTCTGTTCCAAATAAAACTAAGTGACGATCGGGTGTTGATACAATCATATCCCTAGATGCAGTTGGTGCACCAGATATAATAGTGGCTCTTGTTGCTGTTGCATTAGTTGAATCTGAATCCCATTCAAAGACAGATCCATTACAAATTAAAGCAACTAACGTTGTACCTAAATTATCTAAAGACCATAATCCTGGTTCTGCAACTTTATCAGTTGAAGCTGCTGCTTGACCCCATGCAGCATAGTCACTGAAGTTTGTAACAGTTGCGCCATCTGAATGAGCAGCCCTAGTTGTTCCTCTAACTGCTCTAGTAATTCCTGTTAAAGTTGTGCTTCCTGAAACTCCTGTATAAGAAATTTCTTCTGTGCCAACTTGAATATAGTTTGTTCCTGTTGTTGGAAATCCTGTGACAGAATCTAAAACAATACTAGTTCCTGATCCACCAGTTCCATAAACATTGTCGCCTAAAGCTCCATCTAAAGTATTAGTTTGAGGATTTGTTACTGTACCACCAAACTGAGATATACCCCAGCCGTAAACTCCAACTTGATCAGCTGGACCTACGTGGTAGTATCTATAATAAGTTATGCCTCCAGAAGTTGTGGCCCCTGAATCAGTTTCAGTAGCTCCCGCATTAATAGTAATAGTTGTGTTAGTGGGTGCAGATAACACCATAAATTTTTTATCACAAAAAGTATTAGCATCAAAAACAGAGTCAGTAATAGAACTAAAAGTAGAGCTATCACCAAATAAAATTATATCTCCTGCTACAAAGCCATGACCAGAAGAAAAAGTTATAGTAACAGTTGTGTCTCCATTAGTAGTAGTAAATGCACTGGTGATTGCTGTGCCTGATGGATTAACTAAAGGATGGATATCATAATAAACTCCTCCAGAATAAACGTATAAAATTCTATTAGTACCTAAGATAGAGTATTTAACACCTTCTTTATTAACCATTTGATGAATGGCACGTGTTGGGCCAGTTAGTTTTTTATCTCCAAGCGAAGCCCATCCGCCTACTTTTTCAGGTGTACCATATCTAAAACGAACGTTTTCTCCACCCGTCCACATGGCCTCTGCTCCTGTAGGGGTAAGTTGTTTATTAAATCCTGGTAAAAATCCTATCTTTTGTAGCATAAGAATCCATTATATAATGTTTTATAGATTTTGGTAGTATATATTTTCCTACACAATCCTTATAAAGGAGGCAGTAGGTATGGTGGAGTACTGCCTCCATTATAGGGATCATATCATCTTTTTAAACGAATTGGGAAGTCCTAAATGTGGGCGCCTATCGAACATATTTTCTTTAGCCCCCTTAGTTTTTCGATTGTTATAATGAAGAAATGCTTGTGCACAATCTTGGCCCTTAAATTTTTCTCTCCAATGCTCTAATTCCATACCTCTATAAACCAACATATCTCCTGGTTTTAAATCTACTTTAATACCTTTAGCTTTACTTTTAATGGTAATCTTTTTACCATCTGGTATGCCTACATTTTCTTTTGGACTTAAATATATTGGCCATTTATCTCCACCCAAATGAATAGTAGTAGATATTTCACAGCTAAACCTATCTTTATGTCTTTTTAATTCGTCATCCTTTTTATATATTCTTGTATATGAATACGATGGATATAGTTTAAGGTCTGTGTTCTTTTCCATAACGGGTTGACATTTTAACATTAAAGTTTCCATGGCAATATCAGCGTATTGAGAATAAGTATTTGGTACCTGTTCATCGTCCCATCTTCCTAATAGGAATTCAAATGGAGATATATATCTTGTTTTAAAACAAGTTTTTGCTACCTGTCTTTTTAGTAAAAGATAATTGTATAAAAATTCTGCTAATTCCTTTGGAACAACCTGTCTAATAATTACGTATTTATCTTTTTTAAAGTTCATATTAAAAATAATTAAAGTTAATAACCATTCTATTTTTACAGTTAGTAGAGTTAGTTCCAGAATGCTTTATCTTAGAATTAAACAATACCATTCTATTGTTTTTACTTTCTATTTTTTTGCCTTCAATAACAGTATAACCATTGTTATCATTAACATAATAAATACCAACTTTACATTTAAAATCTTGATCACAGTGTGGTTTATATTCTACTAGCTTCTGAGTAATAGGGGTTAAATTAGCTTTTATTCTTATCAATGATAAGGGTTTTAGTTTATCTATTAAAGGGTATAGGTGATGATAAAAATCTGAATTGACTTTATAGTCATTATAAAAAGTATGGTAGAAATGATTGTTAAATAAATCATTAGCATTATTTTTAAAATGTATTTTATCAGATTGAAAAAACCATGGAAAATTACTTCCTTCTAACATAGACTTTAAAATTAAACTGTCCTCTGTCGCTAAATAATTATCTATAATTTTAAACATCTTTAGCCATGCCTGAAGGAATAGCAGTTATATTCCAGTGTATAAATCTAAAAGGTTCTATACCATGATCAACTGCAAACTCATGTTGTAGGTATCCAGGAAAAATAAGTAAGGTCCCTGGCTTTGGGTTAAAATGAACAAGTTCTGTACCAAGAAAGATAGCGTTCTTTACTGGTCTTGTATTTAATTTAATTGTTCTTAGACCAGTTCTTGGGTCATGAAATACTGGTATAGAAGTTTTATTACTAGCTTTTAAAAAATAAAATCCTGATACATGTTGATTAGAATGTATGTGTGCTGAATGATGACCACCACCGTCTTTAGCAAATTCTTGTACCCACATTTCAGAAAACATTGTTTTATATTGTTCCATATCAAAACCCATATAATTTAAAAATTCCCAAGACTGTTGGCCTACATAATTTCGTAGGTCTATAAAATCATTATCATGGGTTAATGGTGTTGAATGCCAAGACACACCAAAGTCCCCAAATTTTTTTATATATTTTTTAGCATCAGGTCTGTTTTTTGATTCCTTAATATATTTATCACTTGCTTTAGTTAATGATTTAACAAACTCCGGTTTGTATTCTGACCAAATAGGTGTTTTAAAATGTTCTGTTTTGTCCATATTATTTATACGGGTACCCTACATTCCATAGAACTAAGGAATACCTTACGCCTTTTGTTACGGGTTTAACTCGATGCCAAAGAAAGCTAGGAAAAACAATCACACTTCCTCTAGGTAATATCTCTGTCGCTTTTCTTAAATGTTTAGTTTCATCTCTCATTTGTGGGTCGTAGTTTCTAAAATCAAATTCTAATTCACCACCTTTATATTCAGAGCCATCTGTTAGTTGGCAGGTTACAGATAGTTTTCTAATCATACCGTGATCTCTTCGACCAGGATGGTTATATGGTTTAGGCCAAGTATCTTGGTGCCAATCATAGTATTGATTAAGTTTATATTTTGTAAATTGAATAGATTCCGAATGCTCCCATTTAAAATTCCATCCTGCTTGCTCATTAGCACGATTTATGTAAGGATGTATTTCTCTGTAGATCCACTCCTCATTTAAAAATACAACATCTGAATTTCTTTTTTGTTTTAAATTTAATATTTCTTTTTTATTAAGTTTTCTCTCACCGTAACCACCTGTTCTAGCCAGCTGTTCTTTTTGTTGTAATCCAAACTTAATAACATTCTCGCAAAATCTAGGTGTTAGTACACTGTCAAAATACCAAAAATGTTCATCTAACATCATAAGTTTTTATACGTATTCATAGGTAATACTTTGGATAAAGTTTAAAGAATCTTTTTGATCATTAGTTATGTAATACATATTAGTAGAAGGAAACATAATAAATTTATTATTAGTTAAAGGCATATCCCAAGATCTTCCTTTTCTTCTATTATCGTCATAGTGTATTCTAACATTACAATCTTCTACCTGCACACCGTATAACAATATAAAATCCGGGCCATTCTTAAGATCGACGGGATCTACATGTAATAATGGATTACTTTTTTGTTGGGGTTTATAAATATTACCCCATAATTTCTGTTCAATTAAACGTATGTCGTATTTTAAATTTATAAAATCTTTTATATAAACATTTAATTTATCTAAAGTCCTTGAAGGTAAAACTGCTGTATCTTTAAAAGTAGAATGTAGAATATGATGAGCTAAATCAATTTCATCTATCTCCCAATCTTTGGGCATTGAAACATCACCGTGATATAATGCTTGCTCTGTTAATACTTTCTTTTGCATACCTTTTCCTTTTATAAAGAAAGGTATTAAAATGTCAATTTAATTATGTGGTTTTATCCCAAGTGCCAGCGTCTTCATTCCAATTATAAATAGTACCGTCTGCTATTTCTTCAGCAGTTAGATCTTTTGGAGCGTCACCAATTGGTGAATGCCATCTAGCATCTGTAGTATTTAAAACCCATGAAGGATATGGTTTTGGAGCAATAAATATCTCGTTTACAGAATCCCAAGTAAATCCTATACCTGCATAATTTCCTCTAAGTGGGGTGCCACCTTGTCTATGTGCGCCTGCTCTTGTATTCAAAGAAGTTTTAATCCAAAGGTGAGCTGGCCAATTTAAACTTTTCTCTAAAAATTGTTGTCCTACAGCTTCCTCTTCAACACCTTTTCCATTAGTTGTATCTTTGTCATCTACATGAACGACGTTGAGAACTTCATTTGTTTCTGATATTTTTGCAAAGTTTGCCATATTATTTAATTCCTTATTCTACTATTTTATACCTTATTATAACCACGCCAGTACCACCATCTCCAGCGCCAACATCTCTAGCACCACCGCCGCCACCGCCAGTGTTTGCTGTTCCTGCAACTGCTGGTTGACTTGTTCCGGGAGCACCTGCTCCGCCACCACCAGATCCACCGGATCCTACTGGTCCACCGTCACCACAACCGCCGCCTCCACCACTTCGTGCGTAAGGTCCATTAATATTTGTTGTTACTCCTGAGCCGCCCGGACCGCCTCCTCCGGCTGACCCTGCGCCTCCTGCGCCTCCGCCACCAGCTGCTGCCCATGGAGATCCAGCTCCTGGTGCAGGTCCGCCATTGTTTCCTTGTGGGGGACTTACTGGAGGTGTATTTCCTGATCCAGGACCAGGAGGTGAGTTTGTTTTAGAACCACCACCGCCAGATCCACCTGGTCCGCCGGCTATATTATTATCTGCACCACCGCCATAACCACCACCGGCAGATGTTATAGTTGAAAAAGTTGAAGGTCCTCCATTAGTTGAAGGGTCTCCAGATTGAGGTGGAGTACCTCCATTACCTGATCCTCCTACTGTTATAGGATAGGATCCTGCTGATACTGTTATAGAAGAACTAGCCGCTAAAGGACTAGCTGTATAAGGTCCTGAAGTAGCACAAACATGAGATTCTCTAAAACCTCCTGCACCGCCACCACCAGCGTGGTTTGTTCCACCGCCGCCACCGCCACCTACTACTACGTAGTCAGTTGCGCCTGGACCGGGAACAGCTGAAACACAAAAAGTTCCACTACCTGTAAATACATGATATCTATATGATCCGCATGGAGTACATGTAATTGTTCCACCGGTAGCACAGATTGGTAAAACTACTTTACCACCTGAACCAAATCCTAGAACTTGATAACCAAAGCTTTTACCTCTGGCAGGTTTCTTTTTTTTTGAATTTTTTACTCCGACGTTTTGGAGTATGTCTATTTTATGGTCTCTCATTATTCTACTCCTTATGCGTCGTTAGCTGCATCAGTAGTGTAGAATATTTTTACTCCGAGAACTCTAGCTTCACCAGTAAAAGTATCGCTACCATCTGCTGCATCTCTATATAATTGAAAGTACGTTTGTTCACCTGCTGCAGGAGATCCCGCAACTGTCATTGCACTGCTTTCAGATGTAATTTGTTGATCTTCAACTGTTCCGATTCCAGCGTCTGTGACTTCTATTGCTGTTCCATATGCAACATCAATAGTATCACCGTCTGCACATGCAACGCCTTGTAAACCAAATATACAGTCACCTGTGTTAGTTGAACTAGGAGCCCAATAAACTTGATAAGTTAATGTGCTTTCATTCCATGATTTTGGCATAGCTATTGAAAATTGAGTATATTGTTTTGTACCAGCATCAAAATCAAATACTTTCATATCAGGTCTTGTAGCTGTTGTTTCTACTTGTTCAGCATCTGCTGGATTAGTTGTTGGACCATACATTGCTGGAGCAGGTACCCATATAGTTTCTTTTCCTGCAATTTTAACTGCAGCAACTGTTCCACCACCGTCTTCAGCTTTAATAACTCCAGTTCCTTTTGTTACGAAAGAAATACCTACATTTGAATCATCTCCTGTTGCACTAATAATAGGGTCATTACCTGTTGCTGCATTAGCTAATGTAATTTCAT